TCAACCCTTCGGCGTCACCGTCCGTATCTCGCGTATCGATTCCGCCAGCGTGTCGAACCGATCGTTGATCATGTCGCTGAGCTTGTCCTGTCCGCGCTCCACCCGCTCGATCGCTTTATCGAACGACTGAACCGCGCTCTCCAGCTTGACGATCCGCTCCACGTCGGCGGTGCGCAGATGCTCGATGGCGTCGATGCGGCTGGTCTGGTTCTTGAGGCTGTGCTTCAGGTCGTCGTGGCGACCCGACAGGGCGGTGAGCCCGTTCGCCACGTCCTTAGTGACCGCGCGAACGATGATGCCACAGGCGGCGGATATCGTGCCGAGCGCTGCCGCCCATTCAACCACCGAAGTCATCTCCGCCATCACGCCCGCACCATCGCATCGATGACAGCGACGACGATTGCCGCCCCCGGCACGCTCAAGCGGATGAGCCAAGTCAGGGCGGCAGACTTCACGGCGGGCACTTCCCACGCGATTGCGGCGTAGCGGGCGACCGTCTGGAGACCCTTTTTCAGCTTCTTCGTCATCGAGTATTTAGCGTGACGACACGTCAACCGTCCGGGTTGAGCACCGCACTCCAATCGACCTTCTCCGCCTCTGCGATGCCGCCGATGGTTGTAGCGGATGCTATCGCCGCCTTCGCCGCGAACCGCCCGCCCTCGATCAGTCCAGAAAGGTGCGTCCAAGCTTCCGCGTTCGCGATCACCTCCTCGACCAGTGCGGCGATCGTCATGCCACGCGAGGCGGCTTCCGGGGCAAGCATGACGGTAGGAGCGGTGTTATCCGCGAGCCACGCGCGCGCGGCGGCTTCTTTCAGGACGTAGGTTCCTATTTGGCCGGGCGTCGCGGTGATGAACCGGGACCGGACTTGTTCGGCCTGTTCGTCTACCCTCGCCAGTAGGGCGGCACGCAATGCAAAGAGATCGCGCGGCATCGAGTGCGCCACGTCTGCTGGCACAACCACCATTCCCGCACCATCGGGGACGTGCTGGTAAGCATGTGCGCCCGCGTAATCGCTGGAGCCCGGATACAGTTCTTCACCCGTCTCGATATGGTAGACGATCCAATATTCTTTCATCCACCTATTTAGATCGCCAGCCAAGTTACCTTAACGGTGAAACTCATCAAGCTATAGACGGCGCTAACGTCCTGCCGCCATACGTCCCCCATGTCGCGCATGTTGTTTGTGTTACCGCGCACAATGATAGCTTGAAAGTTCGCGTCGAATGGCGTTGTAGCTAAGACTTTCTGCGATCCCGACACACCGCGCGCGTAGATGTTGCCCTGAAGATCACTCGCTCTGATCGCGAAACCGCCATCTGCGATGTTGGTCACGATAATCTGCCGCCCGTCCGGGTGCGTGTCGTAAGAGATCGTGCCCGCGTTGGTGGCAACGACGGCGTTGATATCGAAAGTCAGCCGACCAAGCGGCGCGATACCAGCGATCGTAAGCCCCCAAGGCGCGACGTAAGACTCACCGAACCCCGGAGTAAGTCCGCCGGGATTGCTGTAGCTGCTCTCGCCCTCGCGGCTCATGCTGGAGCCGTTGAACTTGCCCGCCGTGATCGTGCCGCTGGTGGTCAGGTTGCCGTCGATGTTGACGTTGCCCACGAGGTCGATGCCCGCGCCGCCGCCCGCGTTGTCGCTGCGGATCGTCAGCGATGCGCGGCCACCCGGTGTCTGCGCCACGTATTCCAGCCGGGCCGCCGCGAGCTTGGTCGTCGCGTTTACAGCCGCCGTCTTGGCCTCCGTAACCGTCGCCGAAAGCCCGCCGGTGCCGTTGACTTGATTATCAACCTTCTGCGCCCTGATCTCACCGTCCGTAGCGGGGCGGATCGTCAGACTATGCCAGTTGAGCACCTTGCCGTGGAGGTTACCCAACGGGCTATAGTTATTCATGGCGTGGAGGTTCAGCCAATCCACATCGGGTTTATTGACCAACCAACTCCAGCGTCGATTGCCCTGCTTGTCCCCGCTGATCACGCCGTTCACGTCCGCCTCGAAGGCGAAGGCGAAGTTGCGCACGCCATTGATGGTGAGGCCCGAGCCGTTCCAGAGTGGTCCACCCACAAGACTCACGTCGGCATCGACGACATACCAGCCCGCCGTGCTCATGCCGGGCACGACCTGATAGAAGCCCGTCTCGTAGCTCTGGTAGCCGTCGAACTGGACGGCGTAAGGGCTTTGCGGGAGACCGCTGGCGATGCGACCCACGGCCCGCTGATCGCTGCCCCAGAACTGCCAACCCGATGGTAGCGCCTGCCCGTCCGGCCATTGCTGGAATTGGTGGTTGGCGTTCAGGTAGCCGCCCGCGCCGCTGGCGTAGGCTTCGAGGGTAGTGACGCGGCTGGCCTGCGCGAACCGACCATCGGTAGTTGCCGTTTCGACGGTTCCAAGACGGGCCACCAGCCCGCCAGGGTTGTTGAGGGCGGCGTCAGCCTTGCCCGCGAGTATCTCCCCCTGCGTGGCGGGACGAAGCGCCAGACGGTGCCAGACCATATACTTGGCCGCCACGCCCCTACCGAAGTCCATCCACCCGTGCATCGCATGAACCGACCACGTATCTCGCGCGTCGAGGTCGAACATCTTGGTCCAGCTACGGACCACGCCAGCGCGATCACCGACCACGCCCTGAACGTCGGGCTCGGCGCAGAAGTCGAGATTATGGACGCCGCTTAGCGTGACACCCGCGCCGCGTGCGCCCGAGACATCGAAGTCCGCCGTGACCTCCAGCACCCACTTACCGGGACCGGCGGTGTGGATGCCCTGGACGAAGCCGCTGTTTACATCAGCGGAATCGTTGAGCGTGCGAACGCAATACAGGCCACCACCACGACCCGGCGACAGACGCTCGGTTCGATAGTTGCCGTTGCCCTCCCAGACGTTCCACCGGCTCGGATGGCTTTGCGCATCGGGCCAGAAATTGAAGTTGTCGTTGTAGATGATACTGGTGCTCACCGCGCTCGCGGCGGCTTCCAACGTCGAGGCACGCTGCGCCAGCGCGATGTTATTGGTGCTGATCGCGCGTTCGGCGGTGCTCAGGCGGGCGTTGGTGCCGCCGGGGCCGTTAGCGCCTGTTTCCAAGTCCGTGGTGCGCTTAACGATGCCGCCAGCGGCATCCCCGAGCACCTGTTCCGCCGTCGTCAGCCGGGCACGCGCGGCGTCCACCACCGGCTTGTCGCTACCCGGCGCGTAGGGCAACCAGCCCTTGGCCCCCGCCTGCACTTCGCTGACGAACGGGCGATGAAACCAAGCGTAGCCGTCGCTGGTCACGTCATACTGGCGTAGCAGCATCCGAGCGCGCACCGCGTTCCCCGGCACCAGAAAGCATTGGTTACCCACGGTGGCGTGACCGGCGATGTTCGTGCCGCCATTGTCGGGGGGAGCACCGAAGTTCTCACCCCCATAGCCCACGTCGGCCCCGTTGGCGTCCTCGAAGCTCACACTCACCCAAGAGCGGCAACGGTGATTTGCCGTCAGGGCGTAGAATTGAATGTAGCTGCCCGGCCGCACGGCGAAGGGGATCGACTTCGCCTGAATAGCGAGGCCGCCATGTGCCGCATCGACGCGCAACGTAAGGTTGTTCTCGACACCACCGATCTGCCACGGTGCACCGGCGTCGTTGCGGACCATACGTCCGCCAGCAGCGTTGTAATCAACGGCCCACCCGTCGAGCGTGCTGAAAGCCGAGTTGGACAGGAGATTGCCACCGCCCCGCGCCGTGGCTTCGAGCGTGATGGTGCGGCTCGCCAGACCCGTAGCGGGATCGCTGTAAGCCTGCTCCAGCGTGCTGACCTTGGCGCTGATCCCGCCGTTGCCGTTGAGCTTGATGTCGAGATCGCTGGTGCGGCGAACAAGCCCCGTGCTGGCATCACCGACGACAAGCTCCACGTCGCGTAGTCGCGCACCGAAGCCGGTGTTCTCGCCCCCAACATTGCTTTCGAGTTTATCCAGCCGGTATTTGACGCCGCTCGCGGGGTCGTTGATCTGGAGGAGTGCGCTGGCCGCTTTATCGTCGGCATCCTTTGCTGCCTTGGTCAACCGCGTGTCAGCGTCACCGATCGTCTTGTCGGTCACGACCTTCGCAGCCGCGATGGTGGCATCAATCTCCGCTTTCGTGGCCTTGGTGTCGAGTTGCTGGATGACGGTCGTAGAGGGCCGTCCCCCAACCGCCGCCGTATCCCGGCTGGTGTTGTTGCCCGTCACGTCCGCGCCGGTGGCGATACCACCGAGCTTGGTGCCCGCCGATGGGTCGAGTTGACCCAAGCTCCCGTTCGCGCCCACGATCTCGCCGACCGGCACCTTGATCGACGCCGTGGTAATGTCGTTCAGCGTCCAAGGCGAGAACACCCCCGTGACCATGCGGAAACGGGTGCGAACCTCTACTTCCGCCCCCGGCGCATTCGACGCGAAGGTGAACACACCGGCGGCGGGATCATGCGCAGCCGCGACTTCGCCCCACGCACCACCCTTGATCCGCGAAGCAATCTGAATAGAGAGAACGCGACCGGAAGTTTCAGGCGTCCATCGAACGGTGATTTCGCTGACTTGAGACATTGCGCCTGTATTTAGGCCACGCCGATATATGCCTCGCTCGATAGAGTGACATTCGCCGGGGTGATCGTCATGCTCGCGTCATAGCCGGGTGGGCGGATCGCAGCCGGTAAGTCTTTGGCTTCGTCCTTGTCCCACGCATAAACTTCCGGACTTTCCTCTCGAAGCGTCATCTGGAACGCCAAGTCGTGCGTCTCCTCCTGCGATTGCACCCGAAACAGCTTGTTGTTCCACCCTTGGGCGGGATGGCTCAAAGTCATGAGCGAACCGACTTGGACGGTGAATGCGCGGGGGCCGAACGTCGCGGTGAAGAAGCCGGGTGTGACGGCTTCGCGCATCAAGAATTGTTTCGCGATGCGCTGGCAGGCTTCCGGCCTCGACACGAAGCCCAAGTTGAGCGTCAGCGTGCGATCAACGCCATCGGGTAGGGGATCGGTCTCCACCACGCCCCAATCGACGGGCTGGTATAGCTGCGCGGGATCGGCAAACTGACCGCGCACGATGTTGTAGGTCTCGCTCGGTGGTCCCGCTGGTGTCCAGTTGTATGGGGAGGGCGAATTGACGCCACCCACAATGTCATCGGCGGTGAACGCCTGTTTGGGACCGAGCGTATCATCATAGCCGCCGATCAGCCCGTAGCGTCCGCCCACATCGCTGAGCTTGCACGAGCCCATCGAGGCGGTGAGTGCGCTGATGATCGACTCATGGCTGTCCGCCGTGCTCACGATGCCATCGCTGAGATATCGTTGGACCGTGCCCCCGTCCTTGGTCTGCACTCTTTCTTCGCAAACATTCGCGTAGATGCGGAAGTTGTCGAGGTCGATGCGCGAGATTGGCACGCCCATCCCCCACATCAGCTTCCCGCCTACGCGCCAGCCGATAAGATAGGTGAGCAGCGCAAGGGCGGGGTTGCGACCGATCTCGACCGTGCCGTTATAGAACCCCCATGTAGCTTGATCATTGTGGCGATGCGATCCTGCTCCACCGCGCGCGCCGTCGAGGCGTGGATCGTAGAGTGGGCATCCTTCGACGATGGTGGTGATCTTCTGCGGAATGCCTTGCGGCCACGCCTTCGAGTCGAGCTTGAAGTTGATGGCGAGGTAGGCGCAGCCGGTGAAGCTCGCGCTATTACTCCAGTATCCTCCGGTCCCGAGCGCCTGTGCATTGGCCCGCGTCCCTTCGGTGATTGCCCGGAAGGCGGTGATGCCGTCTTGGTGCGCGACCAGTGAACCATTCGACCATGTAAGGTCGTTCTCGATATAGAAGTCCTTGATCGCGTGGACGCGATGCGACGCCAGCGCGATCACCTTGGCGTGCTGATCCTTCTTGCTCCCGTAAGTCTCGAAGAAGCGCTCATCGGCCCCGGCGGCGGTTCGACCAAAGACGATCTTCCGTGAAGCCGATGGTGCTACCGATCGCTGTAGCCGATCCGCCATCGACTGACTGACACTCGGAGCCTTACGAAACAGCGTCCCCACTGCCGCCGCTGCAAGGCTCACCGCCGTGCCGACCATGACACTGGTGATCGCGGCTATCGTGGCCGCGCTGGCACCGTAGAGGCCCGCTACCGCACCGACGAATGGCGCGGCATAGACGATCACCGCGACCGCAAGCGCCACGAGGGCGACGGCTTTCACGACCTTTGCCATTACAGGGCCTCGAAGGGCACGCTGAAGGCGTAGCGACAGGAAGCGGTGGGGAGGATCGTGAGGCGATCGAAGCCCTGCTCAACACCGACGAAGTAGCTGTATTGCCCAACACATACACCAGTGGTCTTCGCGTCGCGCATCATGATATCGCCGCGCTTCGCGTGATGGATGCATATCGGCTCACCGAGCCATGACTTCACCGTCTTGAGCAGCGTCCCCGCGCCGTGAAGGCGCAACGCTTCCGCCGCACCACGGGCACTCGAATAGGTGCCGCGATAGACTTCGGCGGGATCAACGCCGGTCTGTGCCTTGATGCAATCGGCGGCGAACAGGGCGCAGTCATGGGTGCCCCATTTGAAGGCATCCCATTCTACGCGATCGAGGTATGTGCGAAGCGCATCCTCCCAATATTGGTGTCGGACAAGTGAACTCATCCGGTATTTATTGAGAAGGGCTGTAAAACTTCACGCTGCGCGGAACGAGCCGGTCAACCGGAGGGGCAGTTTTCCCCCGATAAGTGTAGGTCGTTATATTAATATAAGGAACTACAGCTATCGGGGGGAAACTGCCGCCCCTTGGTTGACCGGCTCGTTCCGCGCAAGTCGTTAGTAGTCGGCATGAGTTGCGACGTTGAAGCCGTCGATAGTCGATCTTCCATACCCGCCGCCACCGTAGCTCACCACCGGCTTCGAGGGCGCGGGATCGCCGTTCGCGATCGAGGCGGCATAGTCTTGAGACGTGTCAGCGGGATCGTAGCGTTTCTGGTCGAGATACGTCTGATTGGTGGCGTTGCTCACCAGTGCTTGATGACTTTCGATCGTCAGCGTCAGGTTGTGCATGGTCCCGTCGTTGGTGACTTCGAGCTTGGTCATCGCGCCAGTGCGGATACGGCGGAACAGCCATATCGGTGGGGCCAGCGGATCGGCTTGCGGCCAGAGCAGCCCGCGCCAGACGATCACGGGACGGCTCTGATACTCCGCCGGGAGCACCTGTGCGGCGGCGATCGTGGCATGAGGCGTGGCAGGGACGGCGATGCTGATCGTCAGTTCGTCCGAGCCGCTGTAGGTCATGGTATTCGACCCTACGTCATGGGTGACGCCCGCCGCCAATGGCTCGAAGCGATTGCCGTCGAGATCGGTATCGCCGGAGCCGTTCGGCTCGGCGGCCCCGACACCCGTCCACGCGAAGATGGTCTCGCTGGCGAAGTCGAGGCGTAGCGCATAGGCCGTGATGATCTTAGGGGCGCTGACAGCCTCGATCTCCCGTGCAGTGATGCCATTCCTCATCCGACTACCTCTCGGGCCTGTATGGCGCCAAAATCGGGCAGTTTGTCGGGGTCGAGGGTGTAGGCGATGCCGTTCGAGTCATTGAGGCGGAACACCCCGGACGGGGCGGTGAAATTGAGCCCGGTCCCGGCCACGTATTGGACACGAAGGAAGGGCTCGAAGCTGATGGTCACCCGACCATTGGCATCGGCGGTCGTTGGGGCGTCGATCAGGCGCAGAAGCTGATCACCGATGCTGAACCACTGGCCCGGACGAAGCTCGGTAGCGGCACCGGCTCCCCAACCCGTGGCGCTGATCGTGTCCTGATACGTGTAGCCGGGGAGGGCGAGTGATCGTCCGGTCAGCGTGCTCGAAAACTGGCGCGGATAGTAGCGGAAGGAGCCGTGCTGGCCCTTGAGGGACAACCCCCACGCGGCGATGCGCTCCGCCTGCGCCAACCTCATCCGGGGCCAACTCCACTGGAGTTGCCACTGTGCCGCCGTATCGACGGTCTGGACGGCGTAGGTCCACGGACTTTCCGTCACCGACTGGCGACGGTTGAGGGTGAAGCGCTCCGCGTTGGGGGCTGCGTAGTTGGGAAAACTGATCGGGTAGCTGGTCACCCGATATTTAGGGAGATCAAAGCCCGCGACGGTTCAGCCTCTTGATCGTGGCATCCGTCGATTGCTTCGTGATCGACGGTATGGCGGCCATCACCCCCTCTGCCACCATCACGCGCACCATCGCGGGGTCATTGCTCGTGATCGGCCCGTTGATGTTGATCACCGGCCCTGTCGAACGGGCATTGGCCGTCGCGAGGTTGAGGGCCGCGTTGGTGGTGACGTTGGCGGGTGCGTTGAACGTCGCCAGTTCCGGCCCGCGCTCACCCACGAGGTAGGTGCCCGGCTGCGTCATCCCCCCGTTGGCACGCGCGCCGGTCACGGACGGCACGATGCTCTTGATGATGCCACCAAGCAGACCACCGCCGCCGCCGTCACCGTCACCGCCACCGAACAGGAGCGAACCGAGCGGTTTGATGATGGCCTGTTGGATCGCAATTTTCGCCAGCCCGTCGAGCACGGTGCCGAACATGCCCTTGAGCGCCCCGGTGACCGTCTCCGTCCCCTTGAACACCCCAAGTAGGCCATCTTCGAGCTTGCCGAGCCCTTCGGCCTCGAATGAGGCAAACTGGTCATCAAGCTCGGCAGCGCTGCGCGGAATGGCGTCGAGATACTGTGCCAGCGGTCCCGCCGTATCCCGCTTGGCGCGCTCGATAGCCTGACCCTTGAGTGTGTCGAGGATAGCGAGGCGGGCTTGCGCTATGGCCTTCTCCGCGTCCGTGGCGGTCTTGGACGCGATCACGGCGTCGAGCGCGATCCGCTCCTGCTGTGACTGTAGCTCGATTATGCGCAGCGCGATCGAGCGCCGCTCACCCGATGACCGCGCGAGCGCATCTTCGCTGGACAGAATGTCCAACTGGTTGGTCAGGCTCGATTGATTGATCGAAAGCTTCTGTTCCGCGATGGCCTGATCGCGATCTCGAAGCGTCCGGTCATATTCGAGGTCGAATATCTCCTGTTCGATCGCGATAAGCTGTTTGCTTTGCGCATCCGTATAACGCTTCTTGCCCTCACGGACTTCACGATCCGACCCCGTGTCGGCTTCGATCCCCCCGGTATTCATGAAAAAGCGATTGCGAAGCTGCTGCGCCTTCAAGTCAGCTTGTTCCGAGATATCGGTCGATAGCTCAGCCTGCGCGCCGTATAGGTTCGATCGCGCGGACAGGAAGTCGCGGTTCCACGCTTCCTCAAGCTCCGCGTCCGTCTTGAGCGTCGGCGAATGCTTGGCTTTGGCAGTCGAGGTAGGCTTGGGGATGGTGAGGTTGGAGGTTGGGGGAGCAAGAGCGCGCTCGGAACGTCGAGCACTCACCTCCGCCTTGGCAATATCTTCGCGTTCCGCGAGGATTGCCTGCATCATAATTGAATCTTTGCTTTCACCCCGACGTAGCCCATCATTATACTGCTGCGTCTTCTCGTCGAAGAGCGCGTTACGTCCGGTGCGCGTCTTCATAAGGTCGGCTTTCGCAGCCCGCTCGCGTTCGTCCGCCGTCATGTTGGAATACAGCATCCTCGCAACGGGAGTGCCAGAAGCGCGGCCTTGTGATATGTCTACCAGCGCATCGTTCCGCATTGCTGAGAAGAACTGAGTGGCAGCACCAGCGGCGGTGATAAAGCCGTTCGCCAGCGTGACTAATGCGTCGGCGTTTTGGATGATCGTGCTCGCCATCTGCGCATTAAGTATCATCTTCATAGTATCAAGTTTGTCGTTGACCTGTCCCGCATTGCGAAGCACATAGTCATCGAGCACGATACCGTAGCTGCGCGCGGCTTCCGCAAGTTCATTGTAGCCCTTGCTTCCACCACTCATCAGGACGGTGAGGTCACCGGCTGACTTGCCGAATATCTGAATGGTCTTGGCGTTCCGTTCGGTCACCGTGCCGAGCTTCGAGATACCGTCCATTGTCTGCTTGAGGGCGGTGTCGGTATCCTGAGACGTGACCCCGAGATCGGCGAAAGCCTTCGCCATCGCCTTGTTCCCGCCGATGGCGTTGCCGAGATTCTTGCCGAACTTCTCAAGCGCGGCATCGGCGCTTTCCACCGACGATCCGCTCATCTGCGCGGCATATCGAAACTCTTGGAGCGTCTTTGTGGAAACGTTGACCCGATCCGACAGGTCAACGATCCCATCCGCGAAGTCGAACGCGGCCTGTGTCTGGCCTACGAGGAAGTCTACGGTCAGCGCACCCGCCAGTCCGCCCATCGCCGTCTTGGCAAGCGTGCTCGCACTGGTGAGCGCGGACGAAATCTGCTTGCCCGTGGCTTGCGTCTGCGTAGCCGCGTTGCGCATCGCCGTCATGAACTGCGCGGATTGAAGTTGAAGATCGACCGAAAGCGAACCGAGTGAGACTGCCATCAACTATTTAGACGGATGGGTCATCCTCATCGGCTTCCACCACGCCGTGCGCGAGGAAGAACATCTCGATACGATCTTCGACAGTGAGGGCGGCTTCGGCTTGTGCACGAAGGCGAGCCGTTTCTTCCGGGTCTCGGTCCAGCCATACAGAGTGATCGACGTTCTTTTGGTCGAAGTGCGCCTTGTGGGTCAGCATGTAGAGGAGACGCCAGCGATCATCTTCCGCCGGTGTCCCGAAGGGCTCAAGTTGGTAGAACGCTTCGTATTCTTCGAGTTCGTCCACCGTCATGCTCGCCTCAAGCTCGCGAACGGGGCGACCGAGCGCGAGCGAGAGGCGGATGAGAAAACGACGGTGGGGGTTTAGTCGGAGCTTTTTTTTTGATCAGCGACACCGGCGCGACCTTCGAGCGCCATCAATTCACCGTAGAGGTGATTGATCACCGGACGCGACAGGTCGATCACCTGGTCATAGTCGTCGAGCGTGAAGATCGGCTTCAGCGTTTCGGGCTCAACGATGGTGTTGAGCAGGTGCAGGATTGATGCGTCGAGCGGGCGGACCTGTTCCACGCCCTCGCGCTCATCCTCCGGCTTGGCCTGATCCGCTCGGTATAGACGAACGGCTTCTTCGTTCGCGTAGAGGGCATCGAACATCTCGGTGCGAGCGCGAATGGAGAGGTCACGTAGCGTCACCTGTCCGCCCCATTCGGGCACATCGACTACGCGCGTCGGGATCGGCGCACCGAGTATCTGATCGCGCGTAAGCATTACGGAGTGACCGTGCTCAGGACGGCGGCACCGCTGATCTCCACGCCCGCCGACAGGGTGATCGTCTTATCGACGCCAGCGCCGGGCTCGGCGGTCATCACGTAGCCGTCGAAGGCGTAGACCTTCTTGTTGTTCAGCGTCAGCTTGAACGATGTGAGGGCCTGGGTGCCACGGGCGGCCACGAGCGCCGTCTGACCGGCATCGTTCTCGAAGAAGTTGAAGTCGAGCTTGATGGAGCCCTCATCGGGCAGACCCATCAGCTTTTCCTTGGCGTCGGAATCAAGGTCCGTCGCTTCGATCACGGCAGCGGAACCGCCGCCCAGACCGGAGAAGTTCAAAAAGCCCCCAATCTTGACGAATGCGTTGCCGACCTTGATCTCGATCTTGGTCTTTTTGGAAATAACGGCGGAAGTAGCCATCGGTAGTCGTTCTCCTGAATCTTGTTCAGAAGTATTTATGCTGACGGCTCCGCCGTTCAGTCGCGCGTGAATACCTCGAAATAGTGCATCACGCGGTAAAGCTGTGTCTCGGTCGTGTTGTCGATCATATCCTGCCGAGCCGTGTAGGCGGCACACTGAACATCATCGTCCTGCCAAGCCTTCATCGAGTCCCGCACCGAACGTGCGAGCGATATCGCTTCCGTCTGTAGCGTCGAATAAGTGTCGATCTGGAACGTCACCGTCGCGGTATCATCACTGTCATCGAGATCGCGGGTGGGGTCGGTCTTGATCCGGTTGTAGACGATGCAAGGGCGCTGATAGTCGAGCGGTGCCGCACCGGGATAGACGTTGGGGCAGAGCGTCTTGAGGCGTTCAACGAGCTTGTAGTCAACCATGAGGGTATTTAGACGCCACGTCGAACCAACTGGCGGTTCAGCACCTTCGCCATAGCCTCGATGATAGATTGCTTGTTGTTATCAACGGCCCGCTGGAAGAATGGGTCTGCCGCGTTGTGTATCGAGCCGAACTGGACGAAAAGCGACTGGTAGGCGAAGATCGCTACGGTGTTCTGGACTTCCGTCGCGCTGGTCGAGCGGGTTTTCTTGACCTTGATCCAATTCTTGATCTTGTGATGGACCTCGCGCCGGGTGCTCCCCCCCTTGTTGTGCCGGGTGCGCACTTCGCCTTCCGTGGTTTTCGGGCTATCGGGGGCCTCTTGGATCGCTGCCTTGCGCACCACCACGGCACCGGCGCGGTTCGCCGCCTGACCCGCCTTGGTGGCCTCCTCCTTGGACAGTCGTTCAAGCCGCCTCTGTAGGTCGGCGAACCCCGTGAGGTTGACACTCACGAGATCGGGTCCGTCGCCTGCTCCACGGTCAGGATCATCGACGTGCGGCGATCCGGCTCATCGATGGCGAGAATGTCGAAGGTCTGGCCGTCGATCACCAGCCGGTGCGCGGTGGTGAGATCGCGGCGATAGCGGATCAGGAAGCGACCGATCGCGTAGGTGTCACGCTGACCGGCCCGAGCGGCATCCACGGTGCGCATCTCCAGCCGCTCCCCGTAGAGCGCCCCCCGTGGCGTCCATGACGCGACGCGCTGCCCACCGGGGGCTTCGGTCACGTCGCGAGAGTATAGGATCAGGAGACGGTCGAGCGACCCGCTGGCGAGCTTCACAGGACGATCCTGCGGTAGCGGGCGCACAGACGCTCGACCGTCTGAAACGTCTTGGCGTCGATATCCTCGCGGGCGTTGTAACCGGCGCTGACCAGCACGGCGATGGCGTGTCGGATCGCGTCCGGGATCAGGTCAATATCCGGGTAACCGGCGCGGAGGGTGATGACGGGCGGGGAGGCGGGGAGGGCGGGGAGGTGAAGCGTATCCCCTGTCAGCAACCAGTCGGTGACCGGCTCGCCCGCCACGGTCACGGAAATGATCACCGTCACATTGGTGAGCGGGAGGGCGTAGCAGGTCGCGCGATTGTCGGTGGTGACGCGATAATTGGCCGGGGCGATCGTGCGGTTGGTGATGCCCTCCACGATCTCGGTCGCGGACGTGACCAGCATGTCGAGAGTGCTGGTGTCGGTGTTGGGATCGAGACGAAGCCATGCCTCAAGTTCGGCAGTCGTGACGACCGGGAAAGACGGCGGGCTGATACGAGTGGCTTCCATGAAGGTATTTAGCCGCCAAGCAAAAAGGCCCGATGCTTTCGCATCGAGCCCCTTAGCCTTTCAGTTGGTGAACCTTACGAAGCCGCGAGCTTCAGGAACTTGATCGCGCCGGTGTCGAGTGCGGCACCACCCACACGAGTGCGGGCCTTGATCGCGATGTAGGGATCGAACGAGTAAGGATCGACCGTCACGCCCATCGAGACACGATCAACGATCACGTAGCCGCGCTTGAAGTCGCCGAATGCGACCGCGAGAGCGCCAGCCGTGCCAGCTTCACCCATCGACTCATCCTCGTAGACGGGATAGCCGAGCAGCGTGGACGGGGTGCCCGCCTGAAGCGAGGGCTGCCACACGAACTGACCATCCGAACCCTTGACCTTGCGGTAGGCACCGAGCGTGGCACGGGTCATGACGAACACGGCGTTCTTGCGGAACGCGGGCTTCACGGCCATCGTCAGGTCGATCAGCTTCTCAAGGTCACCGAGCGCGGCGGAAGTGCCCGACGCGATGTGCTGGAAGGTGCCGAACGGACGGGTGCCCGCCTTGTCGGTAACAGCGCTCGTCGCGTAGGTGAGCAGACCCTTGGGCTGGTTGGTGCCGTTGCCGCTCATGAAGGCGTTGCCGGTCGATTCGTCGAACTTCTCACCGAGCGAATTCACAAGCCACGGCTGAAGGTCATACTGCGAATCCTCAAGCAGCGTCTGAGTGATCAGCGCACGAGCGGTAAGCTCGCCAACCGGCGGCTTCACGTTCTCGATCTTCGGAGTATCGGTGGTGTTGCGAGCGGTGGTCTCACCGGTCCATTCCGCGCCAGCGCCGGAAGTCTGCACCGGGAAGTTGTAGTCAGGGGTCGAAGTCGAGACGACGGTCGCAAGCTGACGCATCACGGTGTTCTCGTGCAGGTAGCCGAGCACCTGACCGTGGATGGTCTTCGGAATGGTGACCGCGCCATCGGTCGCCGAACCAGCCGACATGGACTTAACGTCGCGAGTGATCAGATAGTCGCGGAAGGACTTGAACTCTGCGTCAGCGGCTTCGCTGTCACCGGATACGCGATTGGCGTTGGCTTCAATGAGGCGAAGCTTTGCCTCGACGCCCTCAATCGCTGTGTTCAGGCGGGAAGTGGCGGACTCGTCGGCGCGTTCGATCGCGCTCTTGAACTCTACGGAAAGCGTATTGAGTTCGTTAATCAGGTTATCGGACATGAATCTCCTTGACTGTGGCAACAATGGACTTGATGGCGAGCGTCATTGCCGCCTCATCATATTTAGTTTCGTCGTCATCCTCGGCTTCATCGACTTCATCTGGTGTATTCCGGGAGGCGAATAGCGTGGTGACGGCATCTTCGCTGAAGCCTGCGCCCTTGAGCGCATCTTCGAGTTCCTCATCGTTCATGGTAGCTCCAACCGACTTGACCGCGTTGACGCGCGCGAGATCGTTCGCCGGAAACGTCACGACTGACACTTCGAGCAACTCCGCTTCGGTGATGGTGCGGGTCTTGCCGTCGATCTCATAGCCCGAGATGCGGAACCCGATCGACAAACCGGTGATCGCCCCGGCCTTCAGCGCCACGTAAGCGTCGCGACCGGCGGTCGTGTCGATCAACTCGCCATTTACGGCGAGCCCCTTGTCGTCTTCCGACATCGACTTCCACAGGCCGATCGGCACAGACCAAGCATCATGGTTGAGCAGCATGAGCGGCATGGTTCCAGCCGCTTCATGGTTAGCGAGCGACTTAGCGAAAGCACCCGGCGCAATGATATCGCCGTAACTATCTATGTTGCCGAAATATGCCCCGTAGCCGCTAAATGACTTGGCCTCAGTCTCATTATCGACGCCCGCGAGTTTGACCTCCAGCGGCGCGAACAGCGTTTTCTTTTCGATGCGATCCATGTCGATATTTATTCGGCGGTCTTCTGCGACTGATCGCCGAACAGATTTGCGGCGGGGCGCAACTTATCCGCCAGTGGATCATCCGAACGAGGGTAGCCTTCAGCCTCTCGTGCTTCGTTCTGCGTCAGCCACCCACCGGTGAGGCCAGCGTTGTAGTAGTTGGCCCGCTCGGTCGCGGTCCCGCGTAGATAGTCGCGGTTATCGATCACCACGGCGTAACCGGCGCGGCGTTCGGCGTCGGTCAGGAGAGCGTTGGTGGCGGACTGTGCGTATCGGGCGTGCCAATGCGCGTCCGTGTCCTGGTCGTGGGCGATGTGCGCCTGTTCGACGCTCGCGTAGGACTGACTGCCCAACGTATGGAATACCTTCGTGGGCGAGACACGGAAATAGCGGCAAATCTCGGTGATCTGCATCTGGCGGGTCTCGACCCACTGCGCATCGGTGGCGGATGAGGAGACCGGCTGATACTTGACCGATGCCGGGAAAAAGGCCGTCCGACCGCGCTTGCCCTCACCGGTTTGGCGAGCCTTGAAGGACTCCCGCACTCGGTCGATCTGCGCCTGATCCACTACCCCGTCGAAGCTGATTATGCCTTCGAGGGCGGCGCGGTTCTTGAATAGGTCGGTGCCGAAGCTCTCCGCTGCCGCCGCCAGAGCGATGGCACGCTGCGCTTCCGCCGACGTATGAAGCCCCTGCTTGCGATGAGCGGACGGGCCACGAAAATGCCAGATATCGGTCGTTTTGACCGGGCGTCCCGCGAGGGTGAAGCTGGGGACGCCCCCCACCGTGGCGGGATCAACCCGGCTGATCTCCCCCTTGTCGAGCGGAATGATCTCAAGAATCTCGCCGGATTTGGATCGGTTCAGCCACGCATATGCGTTGCCGTCGAGCGCGGCTTGCCAGCCCATGACTTCGCGAAGCTCATAGGAGGTTTGAAGCAGATTGGGCTTGGTAGTCAGCAGCGGATAGATTGAATGCGTGGTCGCATACTCGCGGCCCTTCGAGCCGATCTTCTGGACGTAGATCGGGGGCAGGGCGAGCCCCTGTGATATGACCTGTGCACAGGCGTAGACGACGCTGATGTAGCCGCCCGCATCATTGTTGGCGATGCGATCATCGATGAACTGTTCGTCGCGGCGCTGAACAAGCTGTGGAGCGGCGGACTTCTCCTCGATACCAAAGAACCAATCGGCAAACTTTCCCATCGGATATTTAGTGAAGGCGGTGTCAGTCGAACCACTCGCATTCAAGCTCGATCTTCTCTGGCATGGGCTCTTGCGTCTTGGCGTAGGCCATCAGCATCGCGGCGATACCGTCGATCTTGAGGTGATCCTGACCGGTTGGCTTGTCCGGCTTCATCAGATTACCCTTGCGGCACGCCACGACGTTCTGCGCCATCCAGTTTAGACAGGGGTTTCCCGGATGAACGATATTGCCGTTCATGAGGTCGGCTTCAAAATCGACCATCGCGGGGGTGTAGGTGCGTAGATTTTGCGGAAACTCAATGACGGTGATGCCATCTGCCATCAGTCTTTGCGATAGCTGCGCGGCTTGCCACTGGTCGAGCATAACGGCTTGCACGTTGTAGTCGTGGCATAAGTCCCTGATCTTCTGCTCGACCACGGCGAAGTCGCTCGCCTCTCCCTCGGTGATCGTCATCGCGCCGTTGCCGCGCCATTCCTGATACGCCTTGGCGTTCTTCGAGCGCTCAAGCGCACCCTCTGGCGCGAAGATATGCGGCTGCACCGCCTTCCTGCCATCGGGCAGCGTAGCCACCAGCGTGATCGCGGTGAGATCGCTCTTGGTCGAAAGGTCACCGCCGATATAGGCGGGAGCATCAACGGGGATGGTGAGCGTCGGGTCGGCTGCGTCGAGCCAATCCTTCTGGTTCAACCATCCGTTCGAGGATGAAGTCCAGACGTTGAGGTATTTGGTGAGCGCCATCGCCTGCGCGGACGGCGATTGCAGCGCCTTCTCATACTCGCGGCGAAGATGTGCCTCATCGACTGAGACACCGTAGTTGGGGTTCGCTTTGGCCCAGACCCTAAAGTCCATCCAGTCGTCGTTGGGGTCGATAGTGTATATGAGCGCGAACTTGGCATCGTCGGTGATCGTGCAGGTGAGGACGGCTTCAAAGTAAAGCTGCTCTTGGCGACAGACACCCGCTGTGTTGGTGCCAGCGGTGGAGACGATTATCAGCAATGGGTCGGCACCGCGACGCTTGCCCATGCCGGTGCGGAAGGCAGCAAGCTGGTTCTCGTTGATCGCTTGATGAAGCTCATCCGCCACCGCGATCCACGGCAGACCACCATCCTTGGTGTTCGCGATCACGGGCTTGAAGCTTGACCCGGTGGAGGGCTGGTAGATCGACCGTGCGGCGGTCTCGATGCCGAGCGCTTCGGCGAACGCGGGCGTCATCTCGACCATCCGCTTCGCAGGCGTGAACACCGCGTTGGCCTGATCGAGCGATGTAGCGCCGGATAGCCCCTCTGCGCCGCCCTGACCCTCGCGAAACGTCATGTGCAGCGCGATGATCGCCGCGAGGGTGCTCTTGGCGTTGCCACGCGGGAGCAGGATGAAGGCTTCGCGGTAGCGTCGAAGTCGCGTTTCGGGGTCGAGCCACCCAAAGAGGTTGGCGAGGATGAAGATTTGGAATGGTTCGAGGCGGATCGTCTCGCCAGCGAGTGGGCCGATGACGTGCGGCATCGCCTGTGCGAAGTTGCAGATATCATCGACGCGCGCCGTGTCGAAGATGATATCAGTGCGCTCGAAGTCGTCGATGAAGCGCTGGCACGCGGCCTTCACTTGCCAGCACGCCGCGATCTTGCCGCTAATTACTCGCTTGGCGTAGTCGGTAGCAGTGTGAGAAAAGGAGTTCTTGGGGAAGCGGCGCACCCCATATTTAGAATGTCGGCTACGTCCACCTGATCATGAACAGCACGCGGTCGGTGTCGGAGCCGAAGTGGACGATGACAGAGCGCTTGTCTCGTATCGTCCGACCTATCGAATAGGTGCTGTCTTCGAGATTATCGTCGATCCACGTTGCGATCTCCGCGTCATGATCGGTGAGGAACCACGTTAGCGACTGATCCATCAGTGCGGGCGGACCTTGAACGGGGTGTCGGAGGGGGCTTCCTTCGCTGGTCCCCGTGCGAGGCGTGACTTTGCGGCGGTGATGCCCAGCATCTCCATCTGCTTACGAAGCTCGGATCGAAACGCCGCCGTGCCAACATTCGGATTGGCGAGGAATGTTGCCATCGTATCGCAATAGAGGGCGAAGAAGCTACTATCGACTTCGGTCGCACCGCACTTCACAACACGGTCGAGATCGGCTGACCACACGGCTTTGGCATCGGGACTCAGCCATGCGGGCGCGATGGGGATATCCGGTTTAAGCTGGACGATCGGCGCGGTGGTGCCGTCAACAGATTTCCTGTATGTGCCCGCCAGCTTCTTCGTGGTGGAGCTTTTGAGTTTTGGACCACGGTTCATGACGATATTTAGATTGTGAATCCGTCTTCGCTGTCTATGCTTGCTACGAGGCAATTAGACACTTTATAAACAAGGTAGGTGTTGGAGGTAAAGACGTTGACCGATCGCGAGCAATACGAAGCGGCTGAACGGCAGCATATGCTTGTTCAATCATTCCTCCCACGGGTAGACGGTAAGGTCTCTGCTCTGTTTGCGGTGGCGACAGGCGAATTGGCGATCCTTTGCTTAAACGTCACAAGGGCGTCCCTGATAACGTGGTGGGCGGCGACCCCACTGGCGATTGCTCTTCTGTTAGTTGCTGCATCCGTCATACTCCTTTATGGAAGCGCGTTCCCCCATTTAGATGGCGGGCATAGCTCCCTGATCTTCTTCAAGGAAGTTGCCAAACGCACAGAAGTAGACTTCCAAGTAGAATGGAAGGCCGCTACGTATGACAAATTGCTCAAAGATATGCTTGGTCAAGTTTGGGCAAATTCCGTAATCGTAAGTAAAAAGTTTTTCTACCTGAAATGGGCGTCCATACTAACTGCTATCTCACTTTTACCGTGGGGGGTGTATCTTGCAGCCTCTTCGTTCATAACATCAAAGATGATCCAAATCTCGAATTAGGAGGGGAGTTCATGGCTTGGGTTGACACTTTATCTGACGCGATCGACAACATTTTCAATGCATCCCTCACGGAACGTGATGGAACGGTAGTTCCGACCACAGACACTGTTTCAAACAGTCAAGCCGTTAAGCTCGACGCAGCGTTTTTATATGCGGACCTTGCGGGTAGTGCGATGCTTTCGCGGGTTTGCCCTTGGGAAACGACTGCCAAGATCATGAGGGCCTATTTGGATTGCACTACTCGCCTTATACGGGCGTGGGACGGCGAGATACGTAGCTTCGATGGTGACCGTGTAATGGGTGTTTTTATAGGAGATAGGAAGAATACCAAAGCGGCAAATTGCGCGCGAGAAGTTTTCTATACGGTAGATCGCATCCTCGCACCGAAGGCCACCGCAAACTTCAAGTCGATAAGAAACAACAATATCACGTTACGAAACGGTATAGGCATCGATAGCGGCACTGCCCGCGCGGTTCGCGCAGGGATTAGAAACAACAATGACCTCATTTGGATTGGACGCGCGCCGAGTATGGCCGCAAAGCTGTCAGATGTTAGAGATTACCCACGAAGCGTCTATATATCGTCAACGGTTTATAAGAAGATGGCGGATGACGGTAAGTTGGTAGACGGTGCTGATATATGGGAAGAAAAAACATTCACCTTTGCAGGGCAATCGCACGCAGTTTATGGTTCAAGAATGCTGAAAACCCCCTGATTTTAATTCGGACAGGTAGAAAAGTTTCTAGGGCGTGGTGGAGGCTATTTATCCCACTATATGAAATCACCCGCCCCACATACTGTCATAGTCGGGGCCACATTCTTATTTAGCTTCAAGTGTTCGTGATGCGATAGTCATTCCGAGCGCGGCAATCATCCCGACCAAGCCGCGCCATTCATAAATATGGGATGGCGCTCAAGATCGTAATCACCAAAGGTTCCTCACCCAACACCATGCGGTGTGTCGCTGGTGAGCCCATCATCTTCAACTACCACGTCGTTGGTGTCGATGGTAAGCCGCAGTCTCTATCGGGTAGGCGGTTCGTCTTTGCCGTCTATGGGCCGGGTAGAACAGAAGTCGGATATTTCGATGCACAGCCGACTATTGATAGCCGGGGCGATATCGCCGCTTGGGAGATCGACGGCACCTTTTCGGAAGATTGCTTCGGGCAGTCTTTGAAGGGCGAGATCAGCGAGCGCGGATCGAAGGGCCGCGACCCTATCGTCAGCTTCGCCTTCGCAGTGGATGAGAGCGCGCCGCGAATTTCAAACCTGAACACGGCACCAGCCGGTCGATATGTCACGCGGATCACGCGCGTCGATGATCCCGCCAATAGTCCGACCCCCGACTTCACCGTCACCTATGTGGCACTCGATAGTCTGCCTTCGACGACACTCGACGGGCCGATCACAATCACAGGCGCGGCGATCGTCGGACAGACTCTCGCCGTCTCGATCCCGCAAGTATTCAACGGGACCGTTACGGGGCGTCAGTGGCTTCGTGGGGGTGTCGAGATCGATGGTGCGGTTGCTGAAACATATGCTCTGACGCTTTCCGATGGAGGCCAGCAGATTGGTTTCCGTCTGAAGATCGCGGGACCGGGCGGCGTTGTCACGGTGATCGTCAATGTGGACCAGATAGTCGTTCGTCCGACTGTAGCGATCAGCGCGCCGATCAGCCAAAGCGAGGGCAACAGCGGAACGGTCGCGGTTACCTACACTGTGACGCGATCCTATAGCGTCGGTGCTGTTGACGTGCCTTGGAGTTTCGCGCCCGGCACTACTGATTCGTCCGACTATTTCGGTAATACCATACCCGGCGGCGGTTTGATCACCATTGCCGATGGGCAGACTACTGGCACGCTGACTGTGCAGGTGGCCGGTGATACCGTGGTCGAGCCTGATGAGGTTGCTACCGTCAGTATCGCCGCCCCAACCGGTTATGTGGCGGGATCGCGTATGTCCTCGACGCTGACCATCCTCAACGATGACACCGCGCCCTTGCCCACCGTGACGCTCTCCCCGCCGATCAGCCAAAGTGAGGGCAACAGCGGTTCGACAGCCTTCACCTTCACCGTCAGCCGCTCGACCGGTGCCGGTGCGGTC